TTAATATCAATGGTCTTGTGCTTACCATGTTTACCTATGCGGGAAAATATGTAGATTTGGATGGTAAAGAAAAGACATTTCTTCCAGCCGGTACGCTTGCCATGCTGACACCGGGAATGGGCGCTACAACTTATGCGCAGGTCACATTTGTTAAAAAAGGTGATGGCTTTAAGTCCTATGCGGAACCGATTGTAGTCAGAGTTCTTGATGACGAAAACAACAATATGGTAGATGTTCAGGCGTTCTCTCGCCCGATTCCATATCCAAAAGATTGGGATGGATGGCTTGTGGCACAGGAGCCGGAGGTTAGCAGTGTGTCAGATTCTGACACAACAACTGAAGAAAAGCAGACTGTGAGCTACAAAACGACGGAAGAAATTAATGCCATGACAACAAAGGCATCTGTGATTGAGTATGCCGAGAGCATCGGTCTGACAGGTCTTAGTGACAGCTCGAAACTTGATGAGTTAAAAACAGCAGTGATTAACTATCAAGAAGAAAAGCAGGCAGCAGGTGAGTAGCATGTCTTTTAAAGATGACTTGAAGGACGATGTCCAAAAAGTTTTTTGCAATTCGGATGAATTTTTCGAAGAGCACGAGGTTGACGGTAAGACGATGATGATTAGCATTGATGAGGACGAGTTGATGCGGCGAAATCGTGCAAAAGGAACCCATGAACAGGGTGTGCATGATAAACAGGTGCTATTTTATGTCGCCGGAGATGTATTTGGTGCATTTCCGGCAGTCGGCCGTGTGCTTCGGCTTGATAAGAAGAACTATCTTGTTGCCGAAGCTAAGCGTCAGGCTGGAATATATGAAATATTGGTGGTGAGAACAAATGCTTAACATTGAATTTGAACCTGAAAAGGATGCGCTGGAAAGAATAACAAAGGCGATTGGTGGTGTGGCGTACAAAGCACCCACTATCTTGAAAGATGCCTCAAATGCAACCGGAAAGTACGCAATGAATCAAATTTTTCGCGAAGTTGAGAAAAGATATGATTATGATGACCAGGCAATTAAAATCAAAGAAGCAATTAAGCGAAAACCAGCGACATATGCCAATCCAAGAACCATTATTCATGCAAAAACATATATGAATAAGTTGATGAATTTCCATGTAACTCCGCGTACAATTGCTATTTCAGGGGCACGTCCTGATGTATATAAAGGGCACGTACTCAAAGGAACCGGTGACGAGCCGGTGATTAAAAATGGTTTTAAGGGGTTTATCATGAGAATCCAAAATAAAAATGGCACTGTACATGATGAACTGGTTGCTCGTGCCAGCAAAAACCGGTACCCGGTAAAAACATTATTTGCGCCATCGGAAACACATATGGCAACTTACGGTTTTGAAAATTCAGAAGAAAAGATTGAAAAAAAATTTAAAGAGAATTTGCAAAAGTTTACTCGTAAATTTATTGAAAGTCGAGGGTAAGGTGGATGGTAGCAGAACGATTACAAGAAAGATTATGCGCCGAGCTTAGTAAGATAACAAAAAATATTGATTTTGAAGACCAAGACGGCAATCAGAGTGAGTTGTCTGTATTTAAGCAATGTTTGCCACGGAAAGAAAATGAGGATGATTCAGACCCATTCCCATTTTGTGTTGTTAAGTTGGGCGAAAATGATGTGAAGTCGGTTTCTGAAAATCAAACGCAAACTGTAGTTTTGTACTTTGGCTTGTATTACGATAAGGCAGATTGCCAATATCAACACACAATGCTGACGATGATGGAAACAATTAAACGCCGATTTTTGACGAATCCGATATTAGGAGAGTTTACATGTCATCCACAAATGAAAGGGGTATTAGACCCAGAGGATGAGATGACATATCCGAGATATTTTGCAGGAATGACACTTACTTTTGACTTGCCAAATTATGAAAGAGAGGATGAGTTTAGTTGAATAAGGAAGTAAAGGAAACTGCTGTGAAAGCAACAACTAGAAAGACGGTAACGAATACGAAGCGGGAAACTGTGATGTATATTGGACCAACTGTGCGAGGCGTTGTGATTACTGGCACATTATTTAAAGATGGTAAATTACCGGCACTTGCGGAAAAAAGAACAGAAGAAATGCCGGTGCTGCAATCTTTGTTTGTGCCAGTATCAAAGTTAGCAGAGGCACAGAAAGAGTTAAAAGATTCAAAGTCAGCTATGGCTATCTGCTACTCTAAGGCAGTGAAGGCGCTGACAGAAAAGGAGGATTAAAAAATGGAAGCAATTAAACATGGTGTTTACGCCGAACGCTTGGCAGCTCAAACAACAAGTACAACAAGTGTAACAAGCGGCATTCCGGTATATGTAGGAACGGCTCCGGTACATATGACAAAAGAGTCTGCCGTTAATACGCCGGTACTCTGTACATCAAAGGACGATTGTTTGGAGAAAATTGGCTATCAGAGTGATTTTAAAAATTACAGTTTGTGTCAGG